CCAACTTTTGTTTTATTTACCACTTTCAGGCAGTGCATTTAAAAAAGTTTACTATGATGCTGCGAAAGGTAGGCCTATGTCTAAGTTTATACCAGCAGAAGACTTATTGGTTCCATACAACGCAACTGACTTATTGTCCGCAGAAAGAGTCACTCATGTTGTATCAATGAGTAATAACGAGGTTAGAAAATTACAATTATCAGGATTCTATGCTGATACTGAGTTGAAACCATACGATAGTATAATGCGTGATGAAATAGATAAAGAAATTGACAAAATACAAGGCGTTGAGCCTGATTATGGAGAAGACGAACAAAGAAAACTTTATGAAATACATACAGTAGCAGAAATAGAAGGCTTTGAAGATGTAAATGACATGGGCGAAACAACAGGTTTGAAAATACCATACATTATAACCATTGATGATGCTTCGCAAAAAATATTATCTATAAGAAGAAATTATGACCCACAAGATACTTTCAGAAATAAAATTAATTATTTTGTGCAATATAAATTTTTACCGGGACTTGGTTTTTATGGTCTAGGTTTATCACACATGATTGGTGGCTTATCGAAGGCATCAACCTCAATACTTAGACAATTAATTGATGCTGGAACATTAAGCAACTTACCAGCAGGATTTAAAACACGTGGTATAAGAATTAGAGATGAGGCATCGCCTTTACAACCGGGTGAGTTTAGAGATGTAGATGCACCGGGCGGCGCACTAAGAGATTCATTAATGCCTTTGCCATACAAAGAGCCAAGTAACGTACTATTTCAATTATTAGGTCTTTTGGTTGATTCAGGTAAAAGATTTGCTGCAATAGCAGATATGAATATTGGTGACTCCAATGCTGCTATGCCTGTTGGAACAACTGTCGCATTATTGGAAAAAGGCACCAAGGTAATGAGTGCAATACATAAAAGACTACATTATTCTCAAAAAAATGAATTTCAAATATTAGCAAGAATATTTCAAGAGTTCTTACCGCCTGTATATCCTTACGAAACAGGAAGCGGTCCTAGAGAAATTAAAATAGAAGACTTTGACAATAGAGTAGATGTAATTCCTGTGTCAGACCCTAATATATTTTCTATGAGCCAAAGAGTAATAATGGCACAAGAACTACTTACCATGGTTCAATCAAACCCACAATTACACGGTCCACAAGGTATTTATGAAGCATATCGTAGAATGTATGCAGCGCTAGGTGTAGACAACATAGATAGTTTATTAATGCCACCCGCAGACAATACACCCAAGCCTGTTGATGCTGGTATAGAAAATAGCGGTTTACTACAAGGCATACCACAACAAGCCTTTCCTGAACAAAATCACGAAGCTCATGTTGCAGCACATAAAAGCTTATTTTTAACGCAAGCTGTCATAACAAACCCACAATTACAATCAATTATTATTGCTCATGTAATGCAACATTTACAATTTATGGCTAATCAAATGGCAGAACAACAAATGCCACCTGAGGTTCAACAACAAATACAAGGTGCCGCACAACAAATGCAACAACTAGACCCACAATCACAAATGGCATTACAACAACAAATACAAAGTATTATAGAAAGTTTCAGTGCGCCAATATTGGCACAATTATCTAATGAATTTTTGGCATCGGTACAACCGCCACAACAAGATGACCCACTTGTTGCTATTAGACAACAAGAACTAGGTTTGCGTGATAAAGAGCTTAATATGAAGAATGAGCAGTTTGTAGCAAAAGAAGAACAAGATGCAATGGAAAAAAGCGCTGAATTACAAATACAACAGCAAAAAGCAGAACAACAAGCCAACATAGGCAATGAAAAAAATGAGATTGCAAAACAAAGGTTAGAGCAACAAGCAGAATTAAAATTAATAGACTTACAAGCGAGGATGAATAAATGACAAGTTCAATAAACGAAAAAATTAAACAACAAATTAAAGAAAAGAAAATACAAGAAAAAGCACAAGAGGCCAATGCGACAGAGCCAACTGTAGAAGTAAAGACTGTTGTTAAAGCAAAAACTAAAAAATCACCAGCTAAAAAGAAAGTAGCTAAGAAAAAAACAACTAAGAAAAAAACTACAAAAAGCAAGGAGTAAATTATGAAAGCGAAAACTTCAATTACTATAAAAGGACAAGGCTCTATACCCTTGTCTCAACCTAAAAAGGTAAAGGCTGACAATAAGCACAATCCCGGATATGGTAAAGGTAAAAGCAGAGGTAAAGGTGCTGCTTTAAGAGGTAATAACTTTAGCGGAATATTCTAAATTATGGACATGTATGATTTTATTCATGCAATTCGTAAAGATTTGAATGAAAGAGAGGAGCAGATAAAAACCATATTAATGACAGGTGGCATCAAAGATATGGAAAAATATCAATTTTTAATGGGCGAAATATCTTCATTATCGTATATTCATGATAAGATAAAAGAACACTTACATGAAAAAGGAGATTACAACGATGAGTGAGTCACAAAATGCCGTGGAAGAACGGTCTGCTGAAGAGAACATAAATTTAGACAAAGCATTTGTAGAAGAGGACAAGAGAGTGCTTGACCCTACTTTATTAGATAAAAGTATTTTAGAACGCATGCCACAACCTACGGGTTGGCGTTTACTGGTGTTGCCTTATCGAGGTAAGGGAGTATCAGAAGGTGGCATACAATTGGTTAAAGAAACCATTGATAGAGAAACCCTAGCGACTGTTGTTGCTTACGTTGTTGCAGTTGGTCCTGATGCTTACGCAGATAAAAAAAGATTTTCGTCTGTGTGGTGTAAAAAGGGCGATTGGATAATGATAGGTAGATATGCAGGCTCTAGGTTTAGGTTGGCTGATGAAAGCGAAGTCAGAATTATTAATGATGATGAGGTCATAGCCACAATTTTAAACCCTGATGACATTGTTTCAGTATAAGGAGTAATTATATGAGCGAAATAAACCAAGATAATCAGGTTCAAGCTGAAGAAGAGCTTGTTGTTGATGTTGTAGAAACAACAGAAAGTGCAAGCGAAACAGAAGCAGTCGATACCAACTCAGGTGGTGACGATGAACTTGATAAGTACACAAGAGGCGTATCAAAAAGAATTAACAAGCTTAATGATAAAATAAGACAAGCAGAAATGAGAGCCGAAGAGGCTGAATCTAAATATGCTAAGTTGTCCAATGATTACGCATCAGTAAAAAACAGAGCTACTGTGTTAGATAAAAACTACACAGAAGAATATGAGAACAGAGTTAACTCACAAAGACAACAAGCTGAAGATTTATATAGAAAAGCTAGAGAAACTAATGACCCTGATTTAGAAGTCAAAAGCGTTGAACTACTCAACAAAGTGGCCTTAGAAGAAGAAAGGGTTAGATTGGCAAAAGTTCAGCTAGAAACACAACAACAAAATGCGACAATTGTTGAACAAAATGTACCAAATACTACACAACAAGTGTATGATAAACCTAAGCCTGATGCTAAAGCAGTAGAATGGTCAGAAAAAAATGACTGGTTTCAAAAAGATAGAGTCAAAACCTACACTGCTATGGGTATTCATGAAGACTTATTGAGTGAAGGCTATGATGGTACTGAAACTGAATACTACGAAGAATTAGACAAAAGGTTACAAAAGGTTTATCCTGATTTACAGGCAGAGCCTAGCGGCGTATCAAAAGAAGCCAACTCAACTGTGCAACGAGTAGCTTCTGCTTCCTCAGGAAGTCGCCAAGGAACACAAGGGAAGAAAAGCGGTATTAAAATTAGTTCTAACCATGCTTCCGTAAAGAGTAATTTAAAACCTTACGGTATGTCACAAGAAGAGTGGCTTAAAAGAGTAGGTAAAGAAATAGTTAAACTTGAAGGAGCAAAATAATGGATATAGATGCGATTGAAAATACAACACGCCAATCTCGTGATGATGAGCAACACGATAAAAACGCTAGAAGAAAACCATGGCAACCTGCGAGGATGCTTGAAACTCCACCTGCGCCAGAAGGCTATCAGTACCGATGGATTAGGTCAGAGTATGTAGGAATAGAAGACAGAAACAATGTTTCTGCTAGAATGAGAGAAGGATGGGAGTTTGTCAGACAAGACGAAATACCAGACTTTCCTTTACCTACTATTGAGCATGGAAGACACGCAGGAGTCATATCAGTAGGTGGTTTGATATTAGCAAAAATACCAACAGAAACTATTAATGAGCGTAATGAACACTACAAACAAAGAAACGTGCAACAGAATGAAGCACTAGATAATTCTATGTTTAACGAGGTTCAAGGCAATAATAGATATGTGAAGTATGATTCTAATAGAAAATCTAATGTATCATTTGGTAAAAAAAGGTAGGATGAATTATGGCGAATAAAGACGCTTCATTTGGTCTTAAACCTGTAAGAATGATGGGTGGCTCACCCTATTCAGGCGGACAAAGCCGATACAGAATAGCAGCTAACTACGGAACAAATATCTTTCAAGGCGACTTGGTAGCGCAAGTTACTGGCGGTGGCATTGAAATCCATGCAGATGGAGGTACTGTTCCTATTGTAGGCGTATTCAACGGCTGTATGTTCACAGACCCAACAACATCAGAGCAAGTATTTAGCAATCATTACCCTGCAAGCACTAATGCTTCAGATATTATTGCTTTTGTACACGATGACCCTAATACGGTCTTTGAAATACAAGCAGACGACACTTTCCCAGTGGCCGACCTGTTTGGTAATTTTGACATCGTTTACACAAACTCAGGAAGTACCACAACAGGTATCTCAGGAGCAGAGTTAGATGTCACAACAGGTGCAACTACAACAAGTTTGCCTTTAAAGGCAATAGACATTAGCCAAGACCCTGAAAATTCAGATGTCGCTTCAGCTAACACAAATGTTTTGGTTGTTATTCAAAATCATATCTGCGGTGTAAAAGGCGCAGGATTAGCATAAGGAGTAATTAGATGGCTATAAGTAGAGCGCAATTAGCGAAAGAACTTGAACCCGGTCTAAATGCACTTTTTGGACTTGAATATGACGAATATCAAAACGAATACGAAGAACTATTTTCTATCGAAGACTCAGACAGAGCTTTTGAAGAAGAGGTCTTAGTAGTTGGATTTGGTGCTGCTCCTGTCAAGGAAGAGGGTGCTGGCGTTAGCTTTGATAATGCTTCAGAAGGATATACTGCAAGATATACACACGAAACTGTGGCTCTTGCTTTCTCTTTAACTGAAGAGGCAATCGAAGATAATTTATATGACCAACTCGGTCGTAGATACACAAAAGCATTGGCACGTTCAATGCAACATACCAAAGAAGTAAAAGGTGCAAATGTATTAAATAATGCGTTTGATACTAATTTTGCTATTGGTGATGGACAACCATTAGTTTCCACAGCACACCCATTAGTGGGTGGTGGTACTGCTCGTAACAGAGCAACAACTATGGCTGACCTAAATGAAACTTCACTAGAAGATAATATTATTGATATATCAACATTTGTTGATGATAAGAACTTGATTATAGCAGTTCGCCCAGACAAATTAATTGTCCCGCCACAACTCGTTTTCGTGGCTGATAGACTTTTAAACACACCGGGCAGAACAGCTACATCAGACAATGATATTAACTCTATTAAGAATCAATCTTCAATACCTAATGGATTTAGTGTAAATCACTATCTCACAGACCCTGATGCGTATTACATACTTACATCAGTAAATGAAGATGGAGAAGGTTTAAAGATGTTCAACAGAACACCTATGGAAACCACAATGGAGCCTGAATTTTCAACAGGTAACATTAGATATAGAGCTAGAGAAAGATATTCATTTGGTGTATCTAACTGGCGTGGAGTATTTGCTTCACAAGGAGCCTAAGGTTCTAAACAATAAAGGGAGCATTAGCTCCCTTTTTTTTTGCAATAAACTAATATACAATCGAAGTCTAGGAAAAATAACTATTCTATCGACTGACCTAGCAGACAAGCCAAGACGATAGATTTATTAAGGAGAACTTAATATGGCAAAGAGTACATTTTCAGGTCCAGTTAAATCATTAGCTGGATTTATAACAGCAGGTAATGCTTCAGTAGTTAGCTTAACAGCAGACACTACATTAACAGTTGCTGCACATGCAGGTAAAATTTTAACTTGTAATGACGCAGACGGTAAATTCACTTTACCAAGCATAGTAACAACTGACCCCGGTGACAATACAGACCCAAATCAATTAAACAATCTAGGCGCTTCTTTCTTCTTTGTAGTAGAAACAGCAGCTACAGACATGGATATTTTGACTGACGGCACTGATAAATTTGTTGGCGGTTTATACACAGGTAAAGATGACGCTTCAGGTAAAGTATTTATCTCAGGCGCATCTAACGATGTAATTACTATGAATGGTTCTACAAAAGGCGGATTAGCAGGTAGTATTGTTAAAGTAACTGCTATGGCAAGTGCTAAATATGCTGTAGAAGGTATTATTTTAGGCTCAGGCACAATAGTTACACCATTTGCTGACGCATAAGGAGTAAATTATGGCAGACGCAGTAACTTCACAAACCATACAGGATGGCCAAAGAACGGCTATTTTGAAGTTTACTAACGTATCAGATGGCACAGGTGAAAGCGCAGTTAAAAAGGTAGATGTTTCAGCTTTAGAAAAAAACGACAAAGGTGAAGCTTGTACTTCTGTTTCTATATCAAGAATCTACTGGGCATGTGCAGGTATGGGAGTAAATATAGAGTTTGATGCAACTTCAAATGTGCTTGCTATAGGTTTACCAGCAGATAGCACAGGTGATGAGTATTATGATTTGTTTACAGGCATACCTAATAATGCAGGTAGCGGCGTAACAGGTGATATAGACTTTACAACCAAAGGACATTCTAGTGGTGACACTTACTCTATAATTTTAGTATTAACTAAGAATTATTAGATGAATGGCTAAGGCTAAAACAAAACCTAGAAAAGCAAAATCTATAAGAAGAACAGTTGGTAAGGGCGGTAACTATCGCCCTACCAAATCTGGTGCTGGCATGACTAAAAAAGGTGTGGCTGCTTATAGAAAGGCTAATCCCGGTTCTAAGCTTAAAACAGCAGTTACAGGCAAAGTAAAAAAAGGTAGTAAAGCTGCTAAAAGGCGTAAATCTTTTTGTGCTAGGTCTTTGGGACAACTTAAAAAAAGTTCAGCAAAAACAAGAAACAATCCTAATTCTAGGATAAGACAAGCAAGAAGAAGGTGGAAGTGTTAGATGCCCTTAGCTAAAGGTAAAAGCAGAAAAACAATTAGTAAAAATATTAGACTACTTAAAAAAGAAGGTAGACCACAGAAACAAGCTGTGGCTATAGCATTAAGTAAAGCTAAGAAAAAAAGAAAAAGAAGGTAAATATTATGGCAAAAAAATCTAGTGTACCAAGTAATGTTACAAATCCCGGATTATATTCAAGAGTAAAAGCAGAAGCTAAGCGCAAATTTGATGTTTTTCCCAGCGCATACGCATCAGCATGGCTAGTAAAAACTTATAAAAAACGTGGTGGTGGTTATAAAGGCGCTAAAGGTAAAGCACATGGTGGCGTTATACACGCTCGTAATGGTGGTTTTATAGCAAAAGGCTGTGGTGCAATAATGCAAAACAGAAGAAAAAGAACGAAAATGCGTGGTAGGTAATGAAAGGTTTAACCAAGTGGTTTGCTGAAGAATGGGTTGATATTGGCTCAAAAAAGAAAGGTGGTGGCCATGAAAAGTGCGGTAGAAAAAAAGCTAAAGGTTCTAAAAGAAAATATCCTAAATGTGTGCCAAAAAGAGTTGCCAATCGTATGACTAAATCACAAAAGCGTTCTGCTGTAAGACGAAAAAGAGCAAGAAAACAAGGTGTAGGCGGCAAACCTACAAATGTTAAAACTTTTGTTAAAAAGAAAAAATGATAAGCCAAGCAGCAATAAAAAAAGAAGTAAGAGATTGGTCAAAAGAAGTTTTAGAAACAGATAAGCCAATATGCCCATACGCAAAAAAAACTTGGGCAAACAATAAAGTTAAGGTTGTATTAAGCAAATGTGAGTATTGGTCTGATTTAGTTTTAATAGGAAAAAACTTTCCAAAAGATAAAGATGTAATTATTTACTGTGATACAAATTCAGAGGTTGAGGTATATAATTTTGATAGCAGAATATCTTTGCTAAACTGTTTTTTGAATGATAAAAACTTATGGCTCATGGGTTTTCATCAAGAACATGAAGAAAAAGAGGTAGTAGAACAAGAGCATTTTGAACCACATTTTGAAGAAAGTTATAATATGGTTTTTATGCAAAAACTAGATGAATTAAATAAAGCATCTGAAACATTAGAAAAAATAGGGTATTATAATAATTGGAATAAAAAAGATTTCCAAGATATATTAAAACGAAGGAGTAAATCGTGAACAAATTAAAGGGTTTAAAAAAATTGGTAGGCAGTCTATCTAAGGGTGACAAAGCAGAATTAGCCAAGTCAATGAAACAAGGCAATGCTGTAAAAATGGCAGGCGGTGGCGCAGTTCCTAAATCAGGTGTTGTAAAAGTTGGAAAAGGCGGCATGCCTAAAGCTGGTGTCAAGAAAATGATGGGTGGTGGCAAAGCTGGCGTTAAGAAAATGAAAGGCGGTGGTAAGGCTAAATCAGGTGTCAAAAAGAAAGCTGGTGTCAAAAAAATGATGGGCGGCGGTAAAGCTGGTGTCAAAAAAATGATGGGCGGCGGTAAAGCTGGTGTCAAAAAAATGAAAGGTGGTGGCAAGGCCAAATCAGGTGTTAAAAAGAAAACTGGCGTCAAGAAAATGATGGGCGGTGGAAAAGCTGGTGTTAAAAAAATGATGGGTGGAGGCAAGGCAGGTGTTAAAAAACTTGGTAGAGGTGGCTCAGCCAAAAAAAAGAAGTAAATTATGGCTGAATTAACTATTGCACAAAAACGCAAAATGATTGCAGAACTAAAAAAAGCATCTAGGTTGCATGCAAACCAAGCAGCTAGATTAGAAAAAACTTTAAAAAAAACTAAAAAGAAAAAGTAATGTCACTGTCAAATAGTAAAAACTTTGAACTTGATGTTGCAGATTATATCGAGGAGGCCTTCGAAAGATGTGGCCTAGAGCTTAGAACTGCTTATGACCTTAGAACGGCTAGAAGAAGTTTAAATTTACTTTTAGCAGAATGGGCAAATCGTGGTTTAAATCAGTGGACTATACAAGAAAAAACGGTAACCATGGTTAAAGACACTATTAGTTATAATGTAGATAGTAGCACTGGTACTGCTGCAATTGATGTATTAGATGCTTTTGTAAGAGAAACAATTAATTCTGAAAACTCTGATATACAAATGACAAGGCTAAGTAGAAGTGAATATTCTGCTGTACCAAATAAATCATCCACAGGTAAACCTCTACAATTCTTTATAGATAAACAAATCACTCCGACTATAAAAGTATATCCTGCGCCTGATAAATCAAGTACATATACATTACACTTAAATGTGCTTACTAGAATGGACGATGTTGATGCAGCTACAAATACTGTTGAAATACCTTTCAGATTTTATCCATGTTTAACAGCAGGTTTAGCTTATTACATTTCTATTAAAAAAAGTCCTGAAAGAACAGGTTTACTAAAACAAATTTACGATGAGGAATTTCAACGTGCTTTAGATACTGATGAAGATAGAGCATCATTTCGTGTTACACCTGATTTATCTCATTACAATATTGCATAATGTCTTTTGCAAGCAATAAAAATCCTTATGCAATTTGTGATAGATGTGGATTTAGATATTTTTTAAAAGAGTTAAGAAAAGAATGGAACGGTCTGAAAACATGTCCTGAGTGTTATGAAATCAAACATCCACAATTAGAGCCAAGAACGAATGTTGTAGACCCACAAGCTGTGAGAGAACCAAGACCAGATATAAGCGTTTCACCTACAATTTTTACAGTGTATACAAATTTTGATTTAGGCATAATTGGTAAAAAACTTACTACGCCTGATAGCATGACAAGTGCTTTGGGTACAGTTACAATAACAACATCATGAGTTTTACTTTATCTACACTTAAAACAGCAATTCAAGATTACTTAGAAACTGATGAAACCACGTTTGTAAATAATCTAAACAATATAATATTGCAAGCAGAAGAAAGAATACTTAAATCAGTACAACTACCTGTCCAAAGAAAAAATGTTCAAGGTAATGTCACAACAGACAATAGATTTTTGGGAACACCAACAGACTTTTTAGCACCTTTTTCTTTAGCAGTAATTAGTTCTAATACATACGACTATTTAGATTTAAAGCACAATTCTTTTATAAAAGAGTTTGTCTCTAGCACTGCAACTAGAGGAACACCTAGATATTATGCTATTTTTGACCAAAACAGTTTTGAGGTGGCTCCTGTGCCTGACAGCAACTACACTATGGAATTACATTACTTGGCCAAGCCAACTTCTTTGACCTCAGGAGCAGATTCAGGCACTACGTATTTGTCTACGGATGCGCCTGACACTTTATTGTATGGTTGTTTGTTAGAGGGTGCAGTATTTTTAAAACTGCCTGCTGATGACATTGGTATGTATGAAGCTAGGTTTAAAGAAAGTTTATTAAGGTTAAAAAATCTCGGTGAAGGACGAGATACAAGAGATGAAATGAGGTATGATTCACTAAGAACAAACGTAACATAAGTTACATTTTTGAGAGAGAGAGATGAAACCAATAAAAAAATTAAACGGTAAAACCGTTGCTATTGTAGGTCTAGGCAAAAGTTGGTTTGATTATAATTTAGCAAAATCGCATAGTGTACACTTTGATGAGGTGTGGGCAATAAATGCAGTTGCTTCAGTTATATTTCATGACCGTGTATTTATGATGGACCCACCTAGTAGGTTTTTAGACACGCAAGATGCAGGTGGTCAAACAGATTGCATGAAAGAGCTTCTGCTAAACCATAATAAGCCAATATACACATGTCAAAAGGATAAAAGGTGTAAAAATCTTGTGGAATATCCTGTGCATGAAATTGTTAAAGAAACTAATTGTCATTATCTTAACAACACAGTAGCGTATGCCATAGCTTTTGCGTATTGGAATGATGTTGCAAATATAAAACTTTTTGGCATAGATTTTACATATAAAAACAATTTGTACTTTGCAGAATCAGGTAGAGCGTGCGTAGAGTTTTGGTTAGTAAAATGTATGGAAAAAGGCATACAGGTAGAAGTTGCGTCTAGCAGTTCTTTATTAGATACGAATATACCGGGTGAACAAAGGCTGTATGGTTATCACAGGCTTGCAGACCCATTAGTGCCTGTAGCTGGACCACACGGCATAGATTTAAAAAAAATAAGTGAATTACAAGTGCAAAAAACACAAATTTTGCCACAAATGGCAGATAGGTATGACAGTCACTTACAACCCCCGGAGCCAAATAAATGGTAATAAAAATCACTCCTGATGGTGTGCCTGAACTAGGCATGGTAGAAGTTTCAACAACTAAGTATGGAGGACACCCGCCTGAGTTTTGGGCAGAGCAATTGACAGATAAAATAGTTGGTGTTTCTGATGATAATGAAGAACATGTAAAAGCACAAGCTAGAGCTTACAGAGATTTAATTTATAAAGTTTGTTTGATATATATTGAAAATGCTATAAAATCTTATAAAGCTACCTTGATACAAGAGTTATCTAAAGGAGGTAGTGAGGATTTAGCAAAAATAATAAAAGGTATTTAATATGGCAATATCATCAACACTAACAACAAGTTTTAAAGTAGAACTTTTAACAGGCACACATAATTTTACAAATTCTAGTGGTAACACTTTTAAATTAGCCTTATACACAAGTTCTGCTACTCTTGGTGCTACTACTACTGCTTTTACTACAACAGGACAAGCAAGTGGTACTAACTATACTTCAGGTGGCGCGGCGTTAACCAACGTAACACCGTCAGCCACAGGAACTACTGCTGTAACTGATTTTGCTGATTTAACATTCAGCACAGCTACAATAACTGCAAGAGGTTGTATGATTTACAATGATACAAACAGTGATAAATCAGTAGCAACAATAGACTTTGGTGGAGATAAAACCTCTACAGCAGGTGACTTTACTATAGTATTCCCAGCAAAAGCAGCATCAACGGCTATAATTAGAATAGCTTAAAATGAAACATGCCGTTTGCAAAGTTTCAGTTTAAAGCTGGTATAGACAAAGAAGGAACCAATCTTACCAATGCTGGTGGTTGGTTTGATGCGTCTTTAGTAAGGTTTAGAAAAGGTTTTGCAGAAAAAATAGGCGGTTGGACAAAACAAACAACAGCAACATTCTTAGGCACTTGTCGTAAATTATTTCCATGGATTTCATTAGATGGTGCAAAATACCTTTTTGTCGGAACGCATCTCAAAGCAAACATACTAGAAGGCAACAATTTAGCAGACGTTACTCCAATTAGATTAACCACATCTGCGGGAGATGTTACATTTGCTGGAAAAGCAAACACACTCTCTTCTGGAATTACCGCAACTGATACTACTATTCCATTAACAAGTTCTACAGGATTTCCTGCTAGTGGCACAATACAAATAGGAAGCGAAACTATAAATTATGCGTCTGTTTCTGGTAATAACTTAATAGGCGCAACAAGGGGAGCAGAAAGCACGACAGCAGCAACACACAGTTCTTCTGATGCTGTCTTATGCGCCACACTTACTATTACCGATACAAGCCACGGCGCTGTGCAAAACGATTTTGTAACATTTAGTGGTGCTTCAAGTTTGGGTGGAAATATAACTTCCACTGTTCTTAATCAGGAATATCAAGTTGCAAATCTAATCAATGCAAATAGCTACACAATAAAAGCAAAAGATACATCTAATAATACTGTTTTTGCAAACTCATCAGATAGTGGCAATGGTGGTTCATCCGTTGTTGGCGCATATCAATTAAATACTGGATTAGATGTTTTTGTGCAAGCTGCTGGTTGGGGTGTCGGCACATGGGGTGCAGGTGGCTTTGGTTCATCTACAAGCCTATCTTTTACAAACCAACTAAGATTATGGTCTGCTGATAATTTTGGAGAAGATTTAATATTACATGCACGTGGGGGTGGTATTTTTTATTGGGACGAAAGCAACGGCACGACCACAAGAGCAGTTAATATAACATCATTATCAGGCTCTAATTTAGCACCTACGGTAGGTCTACAAACAATTGTAAGTGACACTGATAGGCATGTTATTGTATTAGGTTCTGACCCTGTTTCTAGTGGCGCACGTACAGGTGTAGTAGACCCAATGCTAGTTGTATTTTCTGACCAAGAAAGCATTACAGAGTTTGAGCCTAAAACTACAAACACAGCAGGCTCTGTCAGATTATCCTCAGGTAGTGAAATAAGAGGTGGCATTAGAGCAAGACAAGAAGTTTTAATATGGACTGATACGTCTATGTACAGTATGCAGTTCGTAGGACCGCCACTAACATTTGCTTTAAATTTAATAAATGAAGGTACAGGTATGATTGGGCCTAATGCAGCTATAAATTCACCCAATGGAGTGTTCTGGATGGGCGATGATGGTTTTTATTCTTATACAGGTTCTGTACAAAAATTACCTTGTAGTGTTTTAAGTTATGTACAGGAAGATTTAGATTTAAGTCAAGCCTTTAAAGTGTTTGCAGTGCTTAACAAAGAATATAACGAAGTGTGGTGGTTTTATCCAGCAGAAAGCGATGGTACTGAAGAAATATCAAGATATGTTATTTATAATTACCTAGAAGGTGTTTGGTCAATAGGACAATTAGTAAGAACAGCATGGGTAGACCAAAACATATTTGAAAATCCTTTAGCAACTGATAATGGAGTTATATTTGCACATGAAAATGGCGAAGATGATGATGGCTCGCCTATGGATAATGTTTTTATCGAAAGTGCTGACTTTGATTTGCAAGACGGTAATGATTTTGCTTTTATTAGAAGAATGATGCCAGATGTAAAATTTTATGGAACAAATGTTACTTCTGGAGGTCCACAAATTAATATGTTGCTTAAAACTCGCAATGCTCCAAGTGAGTCATTAACCACAAGAGCTACTAAAGATATTTCTAATAATACTGCACAAGTGCATGTTAGAGCTAGAGGCAGACAAGCAGTATTAAGAGTGCAAAGTGACGATGATGCAGCAACAGGTAATAGATTAGGAGTTAAATGGCGACTTGGTTTTACAAGGCTAGATATACAACCTGACGGTAAAAGATAGTGGCTAAGCTACTACCATCTAGGTTACCCATAGCTTTAGAAGAGGTTACGCCTGAAACATTTAATAAATTAGTAAGAATACTAGAGAT